CAGCGCGTCGCCGTATTCCAGCACCGCCCAGCTGGGCAGGTACTTCTTCAGCAGCCAGTCCTTCAGCTTCATGCTTTACGCGCCCTTTCTCTGCCAGATGCGGCTGCAGGCGTACCGCGCCGCGTCGATGCCGTGGTCGTTTGCGTCCATCAGCGTACCCAGCACCGTGCCGTCCGGCGCTACCTCGTACTCCCATTCCAGGAACTCCTGCAGCACGCACGGGCATTTTACCGGGTCGATCACAATGGCGTTCAGGCCCTGCAGCCACCGCACGCCCAGCTCACGGCTGCCCGGCCCTTTCCGGGCGGGCCAGCACCGCAGGCCGTAGCTGCGGTAATCCGCGCAGGATTTTTCGTCCGCGAGGTCCGCAAGGATCAGTTCGCCCGGGGCCACCCGTTCTTTCACGAGCCGGGCCGTGTAGTCATTCTGCAGCTTATTACCCCGGGCCTCGTCGAAGATGTACAGCGTGCGGGTGCCTGCATGGTAATAGGTGCGGATGAACACCCACGGGTCGGGGTAGTACCCCCAGTCCACGCCGCTGATGATGTTGTCGAAGCCCGCAATCTCCTTCGCCGTGATCTTCCGGCTCACGATGTTGTCGAACACCTGCGTGCCGCTGCCCACCATCTCGCCCAGGTACATGTGCCGGTATTTGAGCGGCTTTGTCTTCCGCAGCCAGTCCGCACCGTCCAGGAACTCCTTGCCAAGCCACTCCGCCGGAGCTTTCAGGTAAGATGAGTGATGCACCAGCTTGCCCGCCTGCTGCTCCCGTGCATATCGGTTGGCCCAGTTCCGAGCATTGGCGGGCGGGTTGAAGCTGATGAGCGTTAAGGTCGGGTTGCTCCCCGAGCCGCGGAACGCGGACTGCTTCACGCTCAGCACCGCATTTTCGCCGCGGCGCAGCTGGTCCGCTTCCTCGAACCACAGGCAACCGATGTATCCAAACTTCGGCTTGATGCCCTTTATCTTCATCTCATCGTCCAGGCCGCGGAAATAGATGGTCTGGCCCGTGGGCTTGTAAATGAGGCGAAGCGGGCTCTTTTTCTCCAGAAAATGCTCCGACAGCCCCAGCTTTGCGACAGCCCACAGCATCTGCGAGTACACGCTGTCCTCCAACGTGTTTCCCATCTGCCGCATCACCAGCGCGTGGCTTTGCGGCCACTTCAGAAGCCACAGCACGATCTCAACGCTACAAAATGAGCTTTTGAGGCTGCCGCGCCCGCCTTCCTCCACCAGTGTATGGGCCCGCTGTTCCCGGACGGCCCGGTGTGATCCATAGAATCCAGGCCCAATCACATTCTTTAAATCGACCGTCACCGCCGGGCGGCTATATGCTGTCAACGATGTTCACCTCCGCCGCGCCGCTGCCGCTCTCTTTCTGCAGCTCCGTCCACAGCCGGATTGCGTCCATATCGCCGGCCTGGCATTTTTTCAGCAGCGCCGCGTGGATCACCGCCGCTTCGTCCGTGCTGTATTTTTCCATCAGCTTATCCAGCAGCGCGAGGTAGTCACGTTTTTGTACTTTTCCAAACTTCCCGCGCAGTTCTTTTAAATCCTTTAAAATATTGAAATCCTTCTGCTGTTTTGCCCGTTCAATGGCCTCCAAAAGGCCGGCGATGCTCTCCGTTTTCGTCCGCATGTGTATCCGCTCCTTTCCGGTGCCGCGCGCAGCGCCCCAAATTCGCCTGTAAGACGAAAAATATCCAGACGGCCGATTTGTCGCCCGGAGCTTTTGCAACGTTTTGCAAAGGCTTACAGCCGATTGTAGAGGGTATCAAGCCTCCCTGCGGGGATAGAGGGTGCGTTTTCAGCGGACATGCTTCGCCATCCGGCCGTTTTCGCCCGGTTTTTTCCCTCTATGCCCGCCGGTCACGTTCCGGAGGACGTATCAACCCCGGTTTGCTCACGGTTTCCCTGTGTGGTTTTGCAAAGCCCGAAATACGTCTTTGCAAAAAATCTTTATTTCTGTTTCAACGGCCGCTGCTTTTCCGCACGCAGCGGGGGAACGGGCAGGCGGGGCGGCCGCTCTCCTTCATGGCCCACACGCACCGCGTGCACAGCTCCGGCGGCTCCTTCAGCTTTGCGCCGGAGATCCTCCGCGCAAGTTCTCTCCGCGGATTCTTCCGCTTCACTGCGCATCACCGTCCACCGGGATGACGCCGAAGCGGACGCGCTGCGGCCTGCCGCCCAGGCTCGTGACAACATATGCGCGCCGCTGCCTGCGGTCCATGCGGATCACATCGCCTGTAAACTCCACCAGCGGCCCGTCCAGAACGTGCCAGCCACCGGGGAAGAACATCACCCGGCTAAGTCCCAACGTTTCCCCGTCGTCCAGCCGCCACCGCAGCACGTCCCGTGTGTCCAGCGCCTGCGGTTTCCCGCGCTCCAGTCCCAGCCACCGAATGACGCCGGGGACAGGGGAAACAACATGGAAGAGCGCCGCCGTGTATTCCGCGCCCACGAAGATGTAGCCGGGCAGCAGCAGGCATTCTTCCTCGTGCCACTGCCCCCGCCGCCGGATCTCCATCCGCTGGGCCGGGGCGCGGGCACACACACCCTTGCGCCGCAGCGCCGTGCATACGTCCCGCTCCGTCCCGGTCAGGACCTGCAGCACATACCAGCCCATCAGCGCCGCACCTCCTTTGTCCGCCGGTCCAGGATCTGGACTAGCTGACGGTAAAGGTCCGGATGCTCTGCGCCCAGGGCGTTGAAGAACTCTGCCTTCAACTCATCGGCGGCAGCCGCCACGTCCTCCTTGTTCTGTACATCGATCCGCTGCTTATACGCCACGGCTTTCGTCATGGCGTTGGCTTCTCTCAGCAGCTTGTCCAGCGCAACGTCCGTCCACTCTTCGTCCGGTTTATTGATGATCGCCTGCACGATCTTCTGGCCGGCGATGCGGTTGATGATCTCCACGGCGTCCACCTCAGGCACTTTCGCCGCCGTCTCCATCATGGCCTTTATGCTTTCCTGGGACACTGCCAGCGCCTCCAGGCTGGCCATGAGGTCGCGTGCATAGTTCCCGATGGCCGACTTGCTGATCTGCACATCAAGACTGGCGAGGTAGTCCCGTATATCGTTATACGTGAATTCCGCCGGGGACTGTACCATTGCGTCCACTGTGCTGCGGACCTCCGGCGGCAGCCGGCTGATCTTGCTGCGGCTCCTGTTTTTCCGCCGTCCCATCCGCAAGCCCTCCTACATATCCACCAGAGGGTCATCCAGCTTGCCGTAGGCCAGCTGTTTGCCCTTGTGCGTCAGTTTAATCTCCAGGCTTTCCATCGGGACGTCCGCCACACGCGCGGGGCGCCGCTCCGCTGCCGTGCGCACCTCGATGTATCCGCCGTCTGCCAGGTAGTCCACTGCGCTGCAAATCGCGCCATTGCTCATGCCGCCGGCCATGACCGACCGGATGGCCGTCAGCCGCAGGAACTCATATTCCGCGCTGGCGAGCATCATGGTGCGCACGATTGCTCCCGTATCCGCCGCCAGCTGATTGGCCTGTATTCTCTGGTTGTTGTCGCTCATTTTACCGTCCCTCCCGTAAATACTTATTGATATCTGTCACCATCGTCTCCAGACGCATCATCTGGCGCAGGAAGTCATCCTTGCGCAGGCAGTTCTCTTTAATATCCTCGATATCCGCCTGAAGCTTGCGGGTCTCTTCCCGCAGCTCCTTGCGCACTGCCTGCAGCTCATCCTTTTCCACATATGTTTTTTCGATGTGGGAAATGGCTTTGCCCTGTTCGGCCACAGTCTTGTTCACCTTTTCAAGCGCTTTGTCCACATCGGACTTTTGGGCGCTGCGCGCCTCCAGTTCCGTGACGCGGTCCTTTGTCCGGTCGCTTTCCGTCATGTTGCGCTTGAGCAGGAACGCCAGCGCCGTGCCGCCAAGGCCCAGCAGGCCCACCACCAGCCACCATGTACCCGGATCGAATGTCATCGCCCTTTTCCTCCAATCTTTTGAGGGGAAAAGAAAAAGGCATGATCCCCTCGGGTCTGAGGGTATCATACCTTATCTTTTAGGAAGCATTCTATATGAAGTGCTTCCTCGAAAATATTTCCGCCTTATCCCCAAAATGAGATTTGGCCGGTCGGCGGGGCCAGGCGCTCTTTTCGTTCTTCCTCCCGGAGCTGGGCAGCCTTATCCTTGACGATCTCACGGATGGAGCGGTCCGTGAGACTGTACTTGCGGGCCAGTGCGATGACGTTTTTTCCGTTATACTCCCGCCGGATCAGTTCGTCGCGGACAGGGCGGATCAGTTCCGAGGCTTTGGGGACGTACAGGTTACTGGTCCCTTCATAGTTGTCGACGAGCCGGATGAAGCCTTCCATGCCGATCGCCTCCGCCAGTTCCAGTGAGCTGCCGCTCAGGTCCTCCAGCCGCAGCTCCTTCAGCAGTTCATTCCTCATTTTTCGGACGCCCCCGCGGCCTTCCGGCCTTTTTCACTGCGCAGGTATTCCAGTTCCGCCTCCTCAGCCATTCGTTTGAGCCCGTTGATCAGCGCTGCGCCTTGGGCACGCGTCAGGAAGCGGAAGGGGGCTTCCGGAAAGCTGGTCATGCGGAACTGTTTAGTGATGAGGCCGCTCAGGCGGTAGCGCAGCGCGGCATCGTTCAGCGGCGGGTCGTATTTGTCGATCTCGCTCATGAGGAACCAGGCGTATTTTTGCTGCTTTACAGTCATGCGGCCCGGCACCTCATCGTAATGACGCGGTTTTTTGCTCTTGTGCAGCGTCTCCGGTGCGGCCGCAGCCTTGCGGCGGAGCAGCTCATGGATAACGGCGTCCAGCTCCGCCGCCGACAGCTCTTTGATGGAGGAACAGCCTGTGACGCCTTCCACGAGGACATGCAGGTCGTCGTCATGCCCGAGCGCCGGATCAGACAAGCCAAGCTCACGGCCCAGCGCATAGATGTATTTTATCCCGTCTTTTTCCTGTCTTTGAGCGCCCATGGCTGCTCCCCCTTTCTTGCGTTACGCTTCCGGCTCAGGGTCGTCGATGTCGATCCCGAACGTATCCCGTGTTTTAATCCATGCATCTACCCGGTCCAGCAGCTCAGCAGGCTGACGCATCAGCGCCGCACGGTCCAGCTTTTTCGTCACCTTGATGAGCTCCGTGTGTCCCATGCCCTCCAGAAGTGCGATGGTGTCCGCCTCGCCGAGATTTGTCACCAGGGAGCTGGAAAGCCTGTAGCCCACTACGCCGAATTTCAGGCGGCGGCTTTTACCTGTGAGCTCGGCCCGGTGTGCGCTCACATATTCCTCTACTTCAGCGGCCAGCCGTTTGTACCGGTTCTGCAGAGCCGTCTCCCGCTCTTTGTACTGTCCCTTCAGGTCGTCAATCCGCCGTTTTTGCTCCACATCCAACTCTGTCAGCGAGAACCTGCATTCCCGCATCTCCTGCAGCGCAGCGTCCACGGCCGACCAATCCCGAAGCACAGGGATTTTTTCAACTTTCGTTCTTGCCATATGTATCCACATCCTTTCTCAAAAAATCCGCCCTCTGCATTTTCCGGGCTTGGGACCGGCCCCGGCCCAATCAGGCAGGGGGCTGCATTACGGCCGGGGCACAGCCCCGGATGCGGCATTTTCTGTTTTACTTTGGCCTCTTCCACTGGTGCGTACTTTTCGCCGCACGACCGCCGCCGTACCAAAGCGCCCACGTTTTCTGGTGTCTATTGTCACAAACCTAACAGTAAGCGTACTACAATAGTTGTGGCCGCTGATAATACGATGGTTAGCCAGTTTTCACGGATGAATTTCCGCATCCTTCTCCACCTCCTTCAGCCGAATGTCCTTGTTGTTGGCTTCAAAGTGCTTCACCAGCGGGCCCCAGCTCGTCCAGTGCGTGGAATACTCCGTGTATGTCTCGTCCCGCAGATGCTTCAACTCTTTCTGCATACGCTTCGGCAGCTTGTTGTAACGCGCGATCTGCTGCGGGCTCATGCACGGCCTTTGCCGCGCGGGGCTTTTGGTGCGGAGCTGCCGTTATGACCGGCCACGCCGGCCCTCCTGGGCCGCGGCTCCGCATACATTGTCTGGATTGAAAAAGAGGACCGTTTGCCGTATACTGAAGAAAAAAGGAGGCGATCCCGTGACTGTTGATGAACTGCGCGCCCTCGTTATTGAATGCGCCGGCGAAAGCGTAGTCCGCGAAGCCGAAGCCGTTGATCAAGTGCAGACGCACACTGTGCTGGCAAATCTGGTTGCAGACTGGAACGCCGGAAAAGACTTTGACCCCGGTGTATATGACTTTCTGCTCGGCCGCATTGTGCTCCGGGACGATGATTCGCCGCGGCAATTTGGTATGCTGAAGCAGCAGGCAGTCTCCGAGCTTCAGGCCATCGTGATCCGCACATGGCTCACGGACATGTCCCGAGGCGTCGCCGCCACAGTATGCAAGGCTCTTGCCGGTCTGGGCTATGGTGCACATATCTCCAAAAAAGGATTTGCGCTTGCACCGCTGGACATCACTGAGGCATGGAACAACCTCCATCCGGATGAGCCGCCGCTGGATATCGTCTGGGGTTGAGTGCCGGGCCCCGCGTGTGCGGGGCCTTTTCCAATACTCACAGCCCGAGGTTGAGCGCCCGGATCAGCACGCAGTCGTTACAGTGGTTTTCCTCCAGTTCTTCAGAGCTCCTGCATTCCAACGGCCAGCGGCAATAGCTGTCGCAGACAGTTTCCGTCAGCTCCATGACTTTCTGCTCCCAGCAGTACGCGTGCATCGCGCGCGCGGATATTACGGGCTTACCGCAAAACTTACAGTTTGGCATTAACTTCTTCCTCCTTCGGCAGGATGGGTGGCAGCTCGCCGCGCCTGTACTTCATGACCCAGGTTGCCACAGTGTTTTTTGAAACGTCATACATTGCGCCGGCTTCCTCGTAGGTCATCCCGCTCAGCACAAGTCCCACGATACGTTGCTTGACCTCTATTGGATGCTTGGCGTATGTGTTGGGCCTGCCTGCATCCGTGTGCCGCCGTATTGGCCGCCGTGCTTCCTTATGTGTAAAGCCCAGCGCCTCCTCGATCTCCTCGCGGCTTGCAAGATACAGTTCCATCAGGATTTTCACATGCTGGCGCGGGTCGATCGCGTTTCTGTATGACGCCCGGATTTCAGATTTATCCTGTTCACTCAGCGTTATGTCCACCTCCTTCGCCGCCCTCTGCATTTTCCCGGGCTTGGGACCGGCACGCCATCGGCGCGGCTGCATTACGGCGGGGCCATCCGGCCCCGGTTATTTTTTCTGTTCTTCACGCCAGGCAAGGAACTCCTCGCGGTGGCGGTGGTATTCAAACAAGATCGCCCAGCCATCGCGCCTTCGGGTCATCCTTTCCCATTCCCAGCACGTCCAATTGATGACCTTCAGTACCCATCCATACAGCAGTCCCACGATGACAAGTGCGCCGAGGATCACAGATATCCCCAGCAGTGTGTTGATTGTAAACTCCATCTACGTTTCCTCCTTTCCGTGTTCTGCGCCTCCGCTGTTCCGCCTGCGCCAGCGCGGCAAGCCGCCCGGCCTCGTAGCCCACATACAGCAGCAGCCCCATCAGCGGCAGGATAAGGGCTTCGCCGCCGAATACGCCGGGGTGGGAGCCCTGCACCGTCAGGCACGCCGCCAGCATCAGACCCGCCGCGGCTCCGGCTAAAAATACAACAACCGTTTTCATCGTTTTCATTGTCCGAAGCCCTCCTTACAGCGCGGGGTTCACCTGCAGGGCCTTTGCCACCCTGCGCAGGCCCTCGCAGCTCGTGTCGTTCAGCTCGACTGCCTTCATGTAGATGTCCTGTGCCGTCCGGATACTGTACACGCTGCGCGCGACGCCGAGCAGCACTGCAAGCTCCTTTTCGTCGTTTACGGCAGGGAAAAGGCTGCGGACATCCTCTTTTGTGATTCGGCTGGAGCGGTACTGCCGCGGCATCTTCACCCGCGTGAAGATCTGTGCAAATTCCGCCTGTGCCTTGCCGCGGATGCGGTCGTACACCTCGCTGTTGCCGATTAGGCAAACGCCGTTGCCCGGCGTACCGGTCGCGATGTCCGGATCACTCAGCGACCGCAGCTCTTCGATAGCCGGCAGCTTCAGGTGCTGTGCTTCGTCCACGATCACCACCTTGTTCGTGCCCGCAAGGCGTGTCCGAACCTCCTCCATCATGTCCATCCGGTTGTGTTTGCCGCCGATTTTTAAAGCCTTTGCAAGCGCCCTGCACACACCGTTCAAAGATGCCGTGCTGGGTGTCATGCTGATGTACACAGTGCTGGAGGGGTTTTCCCGCAGGAACTTCTCCGCGCCCTTGGTCTTGCCCACACCCGCGTCCCCGTGCAGCACGGTCACACAGCGGTGCAGCTGGCAGTACCGGATGCTCTGAAATACGTCCTCGCTGATGCTGGTGGGCACATAGTCCACGGCCGGGCGGTACGGCGCTGCCTTTTCGGCGATCTCCTCGGCCGCCTCCTGCGCCCGGAAATATTCCTCCAGCGCCTTC